CCGTCATTGACTTATATTTAATTAAGTACGTGACGAATCGGGTCTATTACAAAATCGATCACTATCGTCGCGTAGATTGCGGTTACAGGAATTAATATTTTTAGTCCCCAATTATATGCCCGCAATTTGAACAATAGTCCCGCGTATATTGCAAAGGATAAAATAGCGATTATGAATAACCATATTTCAATGTTCATAGTGCCTCCAGTCTTATATCCTTATACCATTTTTAATAGAGGAAATAAAATATGAAAATTATACCACACTTAAAATTTTTACACACATTAATAGCTCATAAGACACCGTACGGTGAAGCAAGTAAAGAATTGGACAGCTGTTTATTACCACCCATATCAGGTCAAGACTATAAAGCTTTATATGATGCAGTGTATAAAACTGATTCTAATTATTTTGACGATCCAAAAGGAAAACCTGATGAACAGTGGTTAAAAGATTTAGATATTCTTGAACTATATTCATATAAATATGAATATCCTGTAGGGGCGCCAAAGGATTCCGAATTTATTATTAATATAATGCCTGGAGCTGTAGAAATTTTAAATGACCCGCTGATGCGACGGGCTATTCAAGCTTTAGCTATAGCTGGGACAGTGCCGGAAGAAGATATTGAGTTAATAATAAATGGAAAGTATGATATAACATATATGACCGATAATTTTGTTATGTTTATGAAATACTTTTTTGATATTAAAGGGTGGACTCTATCTAAGAAAACGGATTATGTAAAAAATCTTCATCCTTCACAGCAAGTTTTCAAATCTATGTATGTGATTGCTCTAAAGCATGACAAAGATTTTTTATTATGGAAACTTGGTCTTGCACCGGATAAATCGTTCGATCAAATGTTGCGCGACATTGGAAATGATTGTTACTATAATTTTAAAGAAAAAATGGGACATGACCCAGAGATGGCATTAAAATATGGTGCCTTGTTAAATAAAGTAATTGAAAGAATAGATAAAGTAGATAAAGACCAGGAAGACAAAACTACCTTCTTCCAACAAATTTCTTTCCATATGAAAGAAGAGGAAGGTTTCAACGGCATAGCCAATGATAAAAAAAGAAAAGAATTGGACATCGACATTCCAACCCTGGATATGGGCGAAGCTCCCGACATAGAAACTTTACAAAGATTATCAGGCAGTGGAAAAGATGAATCAGAAGATAATTAGTCTAAAAAGATCAAAATTTATAGAAAGTTTTTTTTATCTTAACGGCCAGTCTTTATCTTTGACGGACTATCCCCATATGAGGACAATTTTAGACATTCATCCTAAAGACATAGTGATGAAGTTTTCACGCCAGACAACCAAGAGCACTACGATGGCGGAGATGCAAGTCGCTAATGCTATCATGCTTCCGAAAAATCCAAAGTCTCCTGGCAGCGGTGGTTTTGCCTCAATGTATATTAGTCCGACCGTGGAACAAACTAAAGTTTATTCTCATGACAGGATAAATCCTTTTTTAGAAGGCAGCCCGTGGGTAAAGAAACATTATATGTCGTCCGGATTGGTGCAAAACGTTTTTACCAAGCAATTATTAAATGGTTCAAAAATGTATTTGCGTTATGCCTTATTAAACGCGGACAGATTACGCGGTTGGTCAGTTGATCAAATATTCTATGATGAGTGCCAGGATATGCTGGCAGACATTATTCCAGTAGCTAATCAAACTATGTCCCGTTCTTATTATAAATGGAATGTGTTTTCAGGGACACCAAAAAGTACTAGGACTACTTTAGCTAAACAATGGTTTAATTCGTCTATGAATGAATGGATGCCTAAATGTAGTCATTGTGGTAAATGGAATTTTTTAGATACTAAAAATTTAGGACTTCATGGCGTTATTTGTAGATATTGTGGGGGCTATATAGATTCAACACAAGGCATTTGGGTACGTACACAGACCGAAGAAAAATATGAAAAATTTGGTAGAATGGAAGGTTTTAGAGTAAGTGCTCTACAATTTTCCGGAGCACCATGGGTTGACTGGAATAAAGACATTTTAATGCCTTATGAGACAACTTCAAAAGCTCTTTTTTATAATGAAATTTTAGGTTTAGAGTATGATGCCGGTACTTCGCCCATCACGCGTGAGCAATTACTAGCTTGTTGTACCGGTGGACCAATGACTGGTGTTCCCAGTGCTTCTGAAAAATCCTATCCGACCTATATTGGAATTGATTATGGGCCTATCCATTCAACTGATTCGTTTACGGTCGTGGCTGTTGTTCAGTACAGGGCTGGTAGTTATCCATTACACATTCTTTATTTAAAAAGATATCAAGGAAAAACAGCCGATCCTGAATTTATTCAGAACGACGTGATGCGTTTAAAAGAAGTTTGGGGAGCTCAACTAATTGGGGCTGATCACGGTTTGGGTGAATTTTATAATAACGAGTTTAGAAAAAGATTGGGCGACCCTGCAAGACTTGTTGCTTATCAACATCAAGGAAATCAAAAAGACCGTATACATTGGAACAAAAAAATGTTAGCCTATACAACTAACCGAACCAGGGTTATGACTGATTTATTTACCAAAATAAAAAGACGGCAAGTAGTGTTTCCAGACTGGGAATCTTTTGAACCCTTTGGCAAAGATTTTTTAAACATTGGGATTGAGTATGATACGATTCAATCCAAAATGAGATATCTAAACGCTGACCCGGATGATTCAGTTCATGCTGTTTTATATGCTGATCTGGTAGCTGAACTGGCCGAACGAATAGGATTAAATTGTTAACGGCAAAATAATGCTTGACAATGACTTTAGCATAAAGTATATTATAAAAAATATTCTCACGCGAGGAAAAATATGAATGTAACAAATTTTGATATTCAGTCTTGGGCAAAAGAGGCTAGTATTGAGTATTTGCAAAATAGCGTCCCATTAAACGACGGGATTGAAAAAATTGCGAGAACTAATAATTTAAATCCGCACCAAGTCGACAGATTGGTTGAACGTGCTAATGGAATGACTTATGTGGCTTTGGCTAATTCGTCAAAAAATAATGATCGTTATGTAGAATTTCCAGTTGCCGACACCAGGAAAATTTCCAGTAATTTGGATTTTCATGAAACAGGCACTGATGAATTATCTGATTATCGTGAACCTCCAGAAAAAACTGCGGCTAAAGAAATTGATCTGTCAGAAATTTTTCCAGGAGTTGAAGATGCACTGGAAAATGAACTAACAGACAAAGATAAAAGAATGATTAAAAAAGCGGCTGTAGAATCTTTAGAACAGGTGAATACTACTAAACGTGAAATAGCCGTTGTTTTTGATATTGAATCAGACAAATTTATAGATAATGTAAAACAAGCTTCTTTGCATCCTAATGTAGGTTTTTATACAGTAAACGGACATTTCGATTCATTAGACGATGCTGTAAAATCAGTTTTACTTCCTTTGATAAAAGAGGCCGGTAACAGGGTACCTAACAATTATAAAAATGTCTCGCGGACGGTTGAGGAAGACTATGATTTTTCTGAACTGGAAAAACAGGGTGCTGAATTAATAAAAATAATAAAAGCATATAAACAACTAGACGAGTGTTCAACTGAGATTGTTAAAACCGCGGTTATCGCCGAAATAAGTCGTGCGGCAATTCGTAATGGGGCTGTTAAAGGCCCAGGACTGTTTAATAGAATGTCTTCTAAGATATTTAAAACTGTGGGAGACGTCGCGCATAAGGCAACTAAAAGCAGACTTGCTATGGCTGGTCTTATAGGTGTACCAATAGTTGGTGGCACCACCGTCGGCGCCGCTGCTTATAAACTTGGAAAAGAAAAAACAGAACAAAATCTTAGCCCTATGAAAACAATTCCCGAACAATATAATAAATGGAGAGCCTAATGGGAAAATGTATAGATAAAATAATTAGCCTGTATAGAGACGGTAAAATATCACAAACTACTATTGTGAAAATGGCCTCTTTTTCAGAAGAACTGGATAAAGTCGGGGGTTTTCAATTTCCTTTGCTTAATAAAGGCAATGCCAAATCTTTGGGCCTAATGTTATTATTCGGTTCAGCTCTAGGGATAGGGTCTCATCTTGGTATTCAGGCTACTGACACGTTAGTTGATAAATTAGAAAATACACACAAAGAACCTAAATTTCAAGAAATGCTCGCCATACATCCCGAACTAAAATCAGCTGATAGAAAATTAGTAAAAAATTATTTTGACACTATGTGGCACTTTTCACCTCATTTAGCCAAATCACCGTTTGCGGCAGGAGCCTATATTAAACAGGCTTTGGAAATGCACTCCGCTTTACACGGACCAGCTCTGCCTACTGTTAAAGAAATGGCTAATATAGAAAAAGAAAAAAGAGATTCGAAATCCGATACATCTTTTGGCGGTGCCGCTTTTGGCCCATTAGCGCTAAGTGCCCAACAAATGAAATTAGACCCCACAATATTTTTTAATGAAACCGGAAATTAATAAAAAATGTATAAAATTGTAACTTATGATACAATTGACAATACTGGTATTCATGCCTATAAGTATGATCCTTATGGTATGGAAAAAACAGCTACGGAATTTTCATCTGAACTAAAAGAATTTTTAGAGTCTATAAAACCTGAAACAGGAAAAACTTTTATTCTTGTTAACGCCCTTAGCGCTGGGGAATATTTTGGTCCTAATAGAAACGGTGACTATTTTCCTGAAACAGTATTGGAAAAGTACCATAAAACTTTTGAGGCATTAGCCCGTCCCTATAAACACCACATTAACAAAGATCCTAATAAATCTTACGGTCGGGTTCTTTTTGCTTTTTACAATAAGAATATGCATAGAGTAGAACTTGTTATAGAACTGGATAATTTTAAAGCTCCGGATATTGTAGAAAGGATAATACATGGGGATAATGTGGCTGTTAGTATGGGATGCTTTATAAGTTCAACGAAGATAATAACTTGTGATTTTCTTAAAAAAAATATTGAAGAAATTAAAATTGGTGATAAAGTATTAACCCATACAGGTAAAATAAGAAAAGTAATCGAACTTCATCACAGAGATTATGAAGGACAAGTATATAATATAAAGCCTGTTGGTAAGTATAGAAACCCTATTATTGCCACTAAAGAACATCCTTGGTTAATTATAGAACCTGAAAAATTTTATAAAAGTAATTATAAAAACTGGAAGCGACCAATGCGGGATATGAAAAACAATATTACATTACAGGACGCAGTATGGAAAACTTCTGAAGAATTAACTGGTGAAGAATTTTTAGTTTGCCCAAAACCACAGATTGAAAATGAAATCCAATTTGATATTAATAAGGCAAAACTACTTGGATGGTATTTAGCTGAAGGTCATACTCATATAAATGATAACGGTGTAGAATTTTCAGTAAATAAAGAAGATCAGATTGTAAATGAAATAAACGAAGTTTGTAAAAGTTTAAATTTACCAGAGCCCTTTTTTAGAAAACATAGTATGTCCGATAAGGCACAACGAATTGTAATTTATTCAGACAATATAAAACAAGACTGTTTAAAATATTGTGGTAAATATTCGCATCTTAAAAAATTGCATCCAGATATTTTTAATTGGCAACCAGAAACAAAATTGGTTTTTCTTGGTGCTATGATATCTGGTGATGGATTTTTCCACAAAGGTCAAACATACATTTCCTCTTGTAATAAAGAATTGTTAGAACAACTACAATGGTTGGCAATGTCCGTTGGATTAAATTCCACAATTGGTAAGAACGAGCACAAAGCTGGAAACGGTTTTTCAAACTATGATACCGTGGAATGGATATTAAGATTTAGAAAAACTTGTAATGAACAATTATCTAAATATGCAACCAAAGTTGAAAATATCAGCACTGAATCATCTGGTGGAAAAGGCGGACCATACGAATATAATGATTTTTATCTTGTTAAAATAGAAACTATAGATGAGCAATTTTATTGTGGTCCTGTTTATAATTTTGAAGTTGAAGAGGACAATTCTTATGTAGTTGAAAATTGGGCAGTGCATAACTGCCGAGTTCCTCATGACGTTTGCTCAATTTGTGGGCACCAAGCCAAAAGAGTAACCGATTATTGTGAGCATCTGCGTAAACCACAGATGGGAAAATTATTACCAGACGGTCAACGTGCTTATGCTATAAATACCAGACCAAAGTTTTTTGACATTTCTTTTGTCAGTATTCCTGCTGAGGAAACTGCGGGAGTAATGTTGAAAGTTGCCGGGGTAGCAACTTTACCGCTTTCAGCCGAAGTGGGTGAACAATGGTTAAAACAATCAGGTTTGAAAGAATCTCAATTAACCAAAGAAATAGAAGGTAAGATAATTTCTGTTTCAAAAGATCCAAGAGGGTTAATTTATGACTCACAACCTGAAATTCCTAAAGAAGATTTAATAAGGGTATGCAAAAAATATCCTTTATCCGAAATATTAAGTACCTTTTTAGGTTTGCGAATAATGCCCAAACCTCAAGATTTCCAAAGAATGGTTTTGTACAAATCCAACAAAACAGGCTTGGCAGATTATTGTGATAATAACAAAATATTATTTCCAACTGATATGGAGCCAGCCGGACTTGACGACGTTCATTATGACAAATTCAATCCTGTCCTAGCTAAAGAAGTCCAACACCTGGTGCCCGGCAGATCGTTAACTAAACCTTTAATTATTATCAGAATAATGCAGAAGCGAGCAAGTTTAGAGGAATCAATCCAGCCTGTCAGGGATTATTGGCAAGAAGTAAAAAAAGACGAAATAAGAAAAAATCCTGCCAAAAACCCATTTTTCGCTTTACTTGCAACCGGCGGACTTTACGCGGCCTGGAGACAAGTAATGGGACTGGGTGCCAGTATTTCAATTGGCCAACTAGAACAACTACTTGTTAAGCATCCCTGGCTATGGCCTTTATTATTAAGTGGCACCGCACTAGCCGCTACGCAAGCTCAAAAACTTTTCATTGAAAAGGAAGCCGGAATATTACCAGAACTTGCCGATGTTTTTACTAAAATATCAGCTCCACTTGTTGGTCGGACTCTTGCCAGCATCCTTATTGGTGTACCGGGTACTTACACTTATGCCGGATATCAAGAAGCAAAAGTTCGCCAAGGTAAACCAATTGGAAAAATAAATGATCTAGTTAGAAAACATCCTTTTTTGACTTCATTAATTTCTACTCCTTTGCTTTATAAGGGGTTAGGAAAAACACCATTTTATAAAAAAGCTTCAGCAGGTGAAATTTTATATAATTTAAATAATGATGCGTTAGATAAATTATTTGAAGACGTTATCTCTGTTTAATTTAACCTATTGACAGTTTTTAATTTTAATGTATACTATAACTAAATTACACTAACCATTGGTGGAGGACAATATTACAATGGCAAAAAATCTAAATATTGATGCTCTAATTGAATCTTTGCAGAGTGCTTCAACTCCAGAGAATGACTTAATCGAAAAACTGGCTGAAATGGCAACAGACGAACCAGTTGAAGAAATAGTCGAGGAAGAAGAAAAACCTGAAGAAGAAAAACCTGAAGAAGAAAAATCCGCGGATTTGGCTAAAGTAGCTGAATTAGCTGACGATCAGGGCAGAATTATAGCTCGTGCATTTATGGACGAGTTAAACAAAATTGCAGTTGAAACTGTTGGAATGACAGTTAATACAGCGACAGAAGGAGAAAATCTGAATATGCATCTTTCCAATAAAGATGTTCATACGGATGTAACCGCACCGGCTGATGCCGTTATTCGCGGACTAACTGCCGCAGTACAAGCTGGCGGGCCACAAGGCGAAATTGGTGGAACTGGATTATCCAGTCAATCTATTGCTGGTACACCTGCTGATGAAGCTCCTGTAGCTGGAGTTTCAGGAACAGTAAAAGCAGCCTCAGATAAAGTAATCGAGGCCCTTTACGCGAAATATGTCGGAGGCGAATAATTATGGGACGCTTATTAGATTTACACGAAGAAAAAGTGAAAGTCGCGGAAGTTCCGGTAATTTCTCCTGAAGTAGAAATGCTACAAAAATATGCTGAATTTGCCGAAGCAGAATTACAAAAACTTGGCAAAGAATATACTGAAGAAGATGTAGTCAAAGTGGCCTCGTGGGCTATTGAACAAGATTTGCAAACTTTTTCTGAAGAAGAAAAAATCGCGGAGTATGACGACGCCGGACGTATTATGGCTCGTGCGTTTTTAGACGAACTTGACAAAGAAGCTGGTTCGAAATTAGAAACGGCCAAAGCAATAGCTGGTAAAGGCACTGCTTGGGCAAAAGGTGTAGCCGGTAAAGGCACTGCTGCTGCAAAAAATTTAGCGTTTGACGCTGAAATGAAAGGTATAGGTGTAGCTAGAAGTACAGCCTATAAAATGAAAGGTAAAGCTAAAAACGTTTCTGCATTTGTAAAGAAACATCCGTACTATGTAGCCGGCGGAACATTGGCCGCAGGAACTGCTGGTGGCTATGCTGCAGGCAAATAGGGGGCGGTATAATGGGTAGACTATTAAATCTTTACACAGACATTGCTAAAACAGCTGAAGTGCAAGAACAAGAAGAAAAACAAAAAGAACTTTTTCAGAAATACGCAGAATTTGCCGAGGCAGAATTAAAAAAATTAGGTCGCGAGTACACTGAAGAGGATATTGTTAAAGTCGCCTCTTTTGCTCTTGACAGTGATTTATCAGTTTTAGAAGCTGAAGAAAAAATTGCTTCTTTTGAAGAAGCCGGGAGAACTCTAGCTCGTTCGTTTGTCGCCGAAATAAGCGAAGAGAACTAAGTGGTAGGAGACTCGGTATGAATATAGATGACATCATAAAAGATGTAACGCTTGAGATTGAAAAAATCGCCGAGGAATCTGAATCAGAAAAGTTGCAGCCAGAGGTAGACGTTTCCCCTGAAAGTATAGACAAACTTGCTTCTTTTTTAGAGACACATTCAGAGGAAGATACTCTCATAGACGATTTAGCCAAATTTGCAGTTTTAAATGATAGAGTTGCCGCGAAAATTATGTTAAACAAATCAAAAGGGGGCAAGCATGACTAGAAACGAAGCAATGAAAACTGCCGCCTTAAGTTTAAGAAAACTTTCAGCCGACAATGAAAAATTAAAAACTGATTTGGAAAAACGGGCTCAGGCAGAAAAAATTGTGTCTTCTCTCATTGAGGCGGGCTATTTAGACGCCAACAAAGTTTTAGTTAAACTCGCTGAGTATGAAAAACAATCGTTAGACGAGTTGCGTACTCTTGAGAAAGCTATAGAATTGTCAAACAATAAAGAAATTACTTTGAAGTTCGGGTCATTAAGTGATGACGCTAATCCTGAAGATTACGATCCCATCACACAAATGTGCCTGGAATAATTTTCTTATTTTTAACTATATGGAGGATTAATAAGAAATGTATCAAATCTTAACTGATGTTAAGTATCTCGACAGATTTGATCTAGATGTTGATGACTATGTTCTAGTTAGTGGTTATCAGGGTTCATGGGTAACATTAGACGGAAGTGCTCAAGCCACATTGGTAAGTGCTGCAGCGGGTGCAACCGCGTTGGCTTATCCTGTTTGGACTGAAGAATACCGTAGCGGTGCTCAAGGATTCACGCCTGATACCGCGAATACATCTAAGATTACTGTCGTGAGTGGCAAACATAGAGCTTATACAGACCGGTATGATCATACTACACCACCTACTTTAGGCGTACTATTAGTAGTTGGTCCTGGAACGGCCGCGGATAGCATCGGTTCCGATAGTGCTGGCACTAGTGTGAATGGGATGTTGGTAAATGATGCTTCGGCACCAGCTGCCTCTCATTTTCCAGTAGCAGTCTGTAAAAGAGCTCCATTCCTGTATACCCCTGTTCATGGCGGAACCGCACGTTACGTCATTGAAATCCAGGTATTTTAGAGGTGAATTATGGCTGATTTAAACGCACAAGAATTGAATGAGCTGTTCCTTCATAAACTGGATGAGGATCAGGAAAAAGTAGCTGCCAACGGTGCAGCCTACATAAGACAGAAACTACGTGAGGTTTCGTTCGCGCGCAAGATTATGAATCCGACGTACGTAACGAAAGCCGACTGTCAAAGATCACTTCAACATGATCAATTAGTAAAGATCGTCGATATCGAACCAGATAGCAGCGCGGTAGCCGTGAACTTCCGTGGGGCAGGCGACCTTGAATACGTAGAAGGGAACAGATATGAAATCTCGTTCTATAAAATTGAATCCAAAACTTTCGAGAAAAGTGAAGTTGAACTTTTAGCGTATGAAATGCCCATTACTACAATTTTGGAAAACAACGCTGTTAAAGACATTCAAAGAATCGAAGACAAAGGATTTATGGACGCAGTTAATGCGGCTATAGCTGTAGAACATGCTAAAATATCTCTTTCCAAATCACCTGCGGTAACAGTAAGTGGCAACTATCCCGATGGATCAGTTTTTACGGCACTGTTTAATGCTTTAGAAGGTGGTAATGATACGGCCGCTGTAGGATATAATCCTTTAAAGACAGATTTAGTTCTTATGAACTATACTGACTATAATAGATTGATTCAAATGCCAGCAACTGTAGTTGGTAGCGGTGTAGCTGGGGAAGTAACAGTTAATGGTTTTAAATATCCAACTCTCTTTGGGAAACGGGTAATTATAACTAATAAAACTGAGTACGTACCAGCTGGAACAATTTATGCATTCGCGTCACAAGAGTTCCTTGGACACTTCTATATTCTAAACGATACCAAATTCTGGATCGAGAAGAAAAAAGATATCGTGTCTTGGGTATCTTGGGAACATGTTGGAATGGGAATTGGAAACACGAAAGCTTGCGCTAAAGTTACTATCACTTATGCATAGTAATTTAAGTAAAAACTTATAAAATAAAAATAGCCTTATTGGAATATAAGGCTATTTTTTTATTGACTTTATCTAATAATTATATTATAATGAATGTATAATTTACATATTGTTTTTATTCAATTAAAGTGAGAAAAAATGTATAAAAAACTATGGACAGTTTATGTACCGTTATTATAGGATAAATAGTATGCATTACTACCATCTTATGGCTATCTTCCTATTCCTGTTTCTGTTTCTGCCGGCGTTGGCATGGGGTAATCAGACTGAGATAACGGTATTGCCGGATACTGCCGCCCAGACCGGAACGGCTTATTCCGAAACCCTGACGGTAGCTGGCACTAAAGTAACCTCGACTACGAATGGATTATATATCTCCGGCCATGATATTGTACTAAATCTCGGCACAGACACAATAGCTTTCGCCCACAGTGATTCGACAACCGGCTCAGGTAGTTATGGTCTGATGATCGGTTACGCCAGTTATGCTTATAATATTATTGTAGTTGGCGGCACAATTCTTGCCGACCCGACTGATACGAACACTAATGGCATGACTTGTTATTTACCTGCCGCCGCCCGTAACATAACATTTCAGGGAACTCATTTTGTAACGTCCGGCTATAATTATCATTGTGTAAGCCCAGGCGATGGAGGAACGGGGAATGACTGGTATCTTAATGATTTTGATACTTGTCGCTTTACGGCAAAGGGTACGGGCTATACTAGCCGTTGCCATGCGAATGGGGCGGCAGTTAAATATACAGAAACCATT